AAAGCTGCTCATATTTTCAAAACGATTTCCGAAGGAATGGTTGATACTGATGTAGAAAAGTTAGCTGAATTAACTGAGGATGTTGAGTACGATACTGATGAACAGTATAAAGAAAAACTGAACATTATCAAAAACAGCTATTTCAAGTCAGATAAAAAAGAAGTAAAAGATAATAAGAACACAGCCGGTACTAATAATCCAGTTGTTGATGGAAAAAGTGATGCCAAAATGGACAGTATTATGAGTGCTATTTCTAATTTATCAAAAAAATAAACTAATTTATGGGATGATTGAGGGTAAACTTAATTAAGTAAATAAATATTAAAGGAGTACAATTATGTATTTAGCTGAAACAGTTAAGGAAAAATGGCAACCAGTAATGGAACATGCCGATCTTCCTGAAATTAAAGATTCTTATAAGCGTGATGTAACATTGCGTTTGTTAGAAAATCAAGAAAAGTTTTTATCAGAAGCAGCACCTGCTAACCAAACTGGTAGTAACGTAGATAACTGGGATCCAATTTTGATCTCTTTGGTTCGTCGTGCTATGCCTCATTTGATTGCTTATGATGTTTGTGGTGTTCAGCCTATGTCTGGACCTACAGGACTTATCTTCGCAATGAAATCTAAATATGATTCACAGGGCGGAACTGAAGCGCTTCATGCAGAAGCAGATACAGACTTCTCTGGACAAAACAAAGCTGGTGATACCTCTGGTGCGGTTGATCATGTTGCTTTGGCAGCGGCTACAAACCCGTTTGCTGGAACATGGACATCTGGTCATGGTATGACAACGGCACAAGCCGAAGCATTGGGTGATGCAACTACTAACTATTTCGCCGAGATGGCATTTAGTATTGACCAAACTTCCGTAACTGCTAAGTCACGTGCATTAAAGGCTGAGTATTCTTCGGAGTTGGCTCAAGACCTGAAAGCTGTTCATGGATTGGATGCAGAGACAGAATTGTCAAACATTCTTTCTCAAGAAATCGTTACTGAAATCAACCGCGAAGTAATCCGACGCATTTATAAAAATGCTCGTTGGGGTGCTGCAACGGATGTAACTGCAACCGCTGGTGGTGTTTTCGATCTTGATACCGATTCTAACGGTCGATGGTCAGTTGAGAAGTTTAAAGGACTGATGTATCAAATCGAGCGTGATCGTAATAGTATTGGCGAAACCACAATGCGTGGTAGAGGCAACTTTATGATCTGTTCTGCTGACGTTGCTTCCGCAATGGCTTTGGGTGGAATGCTGGAAACAGGGCATGCTACCGACGGCGATGCATATACTAATACCATGGTTGGTACAATGAATGGTATGAAAGTATATGTTGATCCTTACTATTTTGCCGCAGTTGGACAAATATATACCGTTGGTTATAAGGGATCTTCTCCTTATGATGCTGGTATGTTCTATTGTCCTTACGTTCCTCTACAGATGGTTCGTGCTATGGGTGAGCAAACCTTCCAACCGAAAATTGGTTTCAAGACTCGGTATGGAATGGTTGACAATCCATTTGTTGCAGCCAATGAAGCTGGTACGTCTATAACTACTGGTAATGTATATTACAGAAAAGTTAAAGTTAATAACTTGATGTAATTTCAGTTTTACATTAGAAATAGGGACCTTCGGGTCCCTATTTTTTTTGCTTTAAATTCAACTTTTTCCTTGTATCGGGGGTTTTATTTTGGTATAATTTATATGTCGGTGGTTCGAGGGATCAAGTATTATATACTTTTAAATTAGTTATTAAGCCTAACTTAGACAAGCTATAAATTAGATAATAAGTCATATCAATTTCATATAGCTTTCTTCCATTCGAAAGCTTCCAAATTCCATGTTTAGCAGATCTTGGTATTTGGTGATGGTTAGAATGCCAACCCTCACCAAATGTTAGTATAGCTATAATCCAATTATTCTTAGACAAATCACTTTGTGAGTACCAATAATTCTTATATCCCCACATATGACAGACTGAATTAACACACCAAGTAGCATGCCAGACTAACACTATCCTTACAAAGATTCCCCACACAACCCAAGAGATACCACCTATTAAATAAAATACAATTCCTAAAGCTACTTGAATGTGAATGAAATACTTATCTAAGAATTGGTAAAACTTATCTTTATTAATATCCCTTGTAAATTTTCGCAGTCTGGTTTTATTGTCGAACTTGTGTCTGTCATAGCACATCCAACCAAGATGTGACCACCAAAATCCTCGCTGTACATTATGAGGATCATCCTCAGTATCAGAACCATCATGGTGCATCCTGTGTTGCGCTACCCATTTCAGGGGTCCATTTTGACAGGCGAGTGTTCCACACAACACTATAAAGTAAGCTAACCATTTCGGCATGATCATGCCCCTATGAGTCAAATATCTATGGAATCCGAAACAGATCCCAACAGAGGCAGTTAGCCAGTACATGAATGCGCATAAACCTACAGCTGACCAAGAGAATGTGGATGGGAGAAATGCTAGAAGGGCTCCGAGATGGAGAAAGATAAAAAAACCAATAGTTTGCTTATTCAATTTCATAGTGTTCCTTGTGAAGTATTATAAATATATGATATGATACAATATTTATACATATAATAAAAGGAAAAACTTTATGGCCATCAGAAATCAACCAACTAACCTCAACCAGTTAAATGTGATATCCTTTGAAACTAATTTTCTTAGAATGCCGAACATTAACTATTTTTGTCAACGAGTAAATATACCCGGCATCTCATTAAGCAATAGTATTCAATCTACACCATTTGCTAACATTCCAATAGAAGGGGATATGTTAGAATTTGAAGATTTGAGCATAGGATTTATTGTTGATGAAGATATGCAAAACTATTTAGAGTTATATGATTGGTTGCACTCATTGGGATTTCCTGAAAGATATGTACAATATGACAATCAAACATCTAAGATTAAATCGGATGTAAATATAATCATACATACCAATAAATCCAATCCAAACTATAATGTAGTATTTAAAGATGTATTTCCAGTATCCTTAGGGGTAGTTAATTTTGATACAAGCAACACTGGTTTAGAGCCAGTTGTTGTTGATGCTACCTTTAAGTACACAGGCACATTTACCGTGAGCAAATTGATCTAATTTTTTCCTTGTATTAATCCTTTATATCTGTTATAATTATTATATGAAATTAAATGATTTGAAAGAAATGTGTCAAAAAGATACAAAAATTGATAGTACAGATTTGGATGGATATTCTATTTCTATTCCAGAACTAGCTAATAAATATCACCAATTAAGACATGATGAAAAGAATACTTTAAGATTTCTTCAAGGACAATATAAAAGTGTTAAGTTATCGCGCTGGTTGTATTATTCTGGTAAAGCGAAGGACAGGGAGTATGAAGAAAATCCATTTGACTTGAAAGTATTGAAGAATGATATAGATATGTTTTTGGATGCTGATACACAAATTATGAATATCAAAGATAAAATTGAAGAACAAGAAGAAAAAATTAAGTTAATTGAAGAAACAGCTAGAATTATTCAGAACGCTTCATTTAATATTAGTAATGCGATTAAGTGGAAGAAATTTTTAAGTGGGGATTTAACGTGATTGTTGTTGGAAAACTCAACGAAACTTTTTTGCAATTGTCTTGTGAGCGGCATATTGCATATGAATTAAATGAATATTTTTCTTTTAAAATACCCAATGCCCAGTTTCATCCAAAAGTTAAAGCAAAGATGTGGGATGGAAAGATAAGACTGTTTAACATACAAACTGGACAATTATATTTAGGATTGCTTCCATATCTTAAAGAATGGGCGGAAAAACATTCTTACAGGATTGAAACAGACATTGTAGAGGTAAGACATTTAAAAGAAGGAGATATACAAAAGATTAAAGAGTTTTTTGATTCTCTTAACTTACATTGTAAGGGTGAAAAGATAACACCGCGAGATTATCAGATAGCCTCTTTTATGGAATGTGTTAAGACGGATAGAACATTGTTGTTATCACCTACATCATCCGGTAAAAGTCTGGTTATATATTCTTTAATAAGATGGTATCAGAGATTCTTAGATAATGATAAAATGTTGATTGTTGTCCCTACGACCAATCTTGTTACACAAATGTATGGTGATTTTGGGGATTATTCTTCCCATGATAAATCATGGAATGTAGAAGAACAATGTCATAAGATATATTCTGGAAAAGAGAAATTTTCTGATAACCAGATATATATAAGTACATGGCAAAGTTTATATAGATTGTCAAAGAAGTATTTTGAAAAGTTTTCGATGATAGTGGGTGACGAAGCGCATCTGGCAACTGCCAATTCATTGAAAGGGATTTTAGAGAAAGCAACATTATGCAGATACAGGTTTGGCACAACAGGCACACTTAAAGATAGTAAGTGTAATAAATTGATGTTGGAAGGATTGTTTGGAAAAACATATACCGCAGTTACATCCAAAGAATTGATGGATGATAAACATATTTCCAAACTAAATATACAATGTTTGCAGTTGGAGTATCCTGAAGAAGAACGACAGATTATGAAGAAGGCTACATATAAAGAAGAAATAGACTTTATTGTATTACATAAGAAAAGAAATAATTTTATCTGCAATTTGGCATTAGAACAAAAAGGTAATACTTTAATACTTTTTAATTATGTAGAGAAGCACGGAAAAGTTTTAGAAAAAATGTTATTGGATAAAAAAACCAAAAGACAAATCTTTTTTATAGCTGGTGAGACGGATGTTGAACAAAGAGAAGCAATTAGGAAAGCAACTGAGGAAGAAAAGAACGCAATTATTGTTGCAAGTTCTGGTGTGTTATCAACGGGTGTAAATATAAAGAATCTACAATATTTAATCTTTGCGCATCCATACAAAGCAAAAGTCAGGAACTTACAGTCAATAGGTCGTGTGTTGAGATTAGATGATAAAGATAATCGAGCAGTATTATATGATATTATAGATGATTTACATTGGAAGAAGCGGGA